TATGCTCGCAAATCTTAACGCAAATCTGAATAAGATCATCAATCTCGTTCCTGGAACAAATCCAAGCGATTCCGTAAATTTTGCGCAGCTCACGACTGTGATAAACAATCTCGCGACTGAAACCACGGCTCGGACAAACGCGGATAACTCAATTAACAGCCGACTGAATCCTCTCACAAATCTCGTTAAGTGGGTAGAGGCAACTACAACTGTCCGTGATTACGCAAACGATAATTCGAGCGGAACTCTCGGAATGGAATCGTACGCCCCGCATCGTGGGACTCTTTTTTGGAGAAACACTAGAGCAAACATAAGCGGGTGTGGATCTTACGGGAACGGTGATACTCCGTTTGAGATTATCGACACTGGAAGCCAGTTTAATTTTCGGTGGTCACACCACGACAATGCACTTATGGAATGGATGCTTTTAAAATGGTAGAGACAAAATTAGAAATTTATAAAGGACAGGACTTTTCTTGTCTTCTACCCTCAAAAGATTTGTTAAGTGCAACTGCAAAGTGTGAGTTTGGAACGATCGAAGGCGGAAGTTCAAAACGAGTAGGGGAAATTTCTGCAACGATTGAGCCGACAGGAATTCGATTAAAAAAACAAATGAGCGCGATTGCTTCTATCCCAATCGGTTCGTATCGATTTGACGTTTTAGTCGAGAGACCAAACGTTCACTATCCAGATGGCAAAGAACTCTCAATCGAATATATGGGAATTCTGAAGGTAGTTTAAAATGAGAGCAAGAGATCTTATTCATCTACAAAATTCCTCGAAAGTTTTTTTATTCGATCGGATTCAAAGTATTGTCGATCCGTTTGCGATAATTATTTTCCAAGTCAAAGAAAATCAGGGAGACACGAAGCCTCTTATCTCGATTGAACTTAACCCGTCCGATCCACTTGCGAATTGGGCACAGGGCAGGGTTGCGCTCCGACTTTTGCCCGGACAAACTCGGGGCTTACGCGGCGGAAATTACTACTGGGATCTTCTTGTTATCAGGAACGGTAGCGAATACGATTACGACAGCGGGGGAATGTTCAAACTCATTCCGACAATTTCGAGAATCGACGAAACGATCGATCCTGTTGTGATCAATGACATCTACGCTAACCTCGCTTCGACGATGGACGGCAAAGGCTCAAGTTTGATCGGCGTGGCCGCAAGTTTTTGGACAGTGATCCTCGGAGCTGCGAACCTCACGGTAGATCGGTGCCTCCGCTGGTTATATAACAACAAACTCAGACGCCTCCCTTCTTGGACAGGATCCAGGGTTTTGATCTCCGGAGGAACGGACCTTGACGTTGTCGAAACAGGAATCACGATCGACACACAGGACAACGTAACCAACGTCCGCAACCTGTCACTGATTGACCAACCCGTCAATGCGGAACACGCAACACGACGCGACTGGGTGGAATCGGAGATGTCTGTACGAATCCAGGCGGCCATAAACGGACTCATCAATGGAGCTCCGGAAAGTGCAGATACGTTCCGTGAGATTTTCGAAATGCTGAACAGCGATCCACACTTCGCAACAACGGTTTTTACCGCATTGGCAACGAAGATTCCAATCACGGAAAAGGGAGTTGCAAATGGTGTTGCAACATTAGGACAAGATGGGCTTGTCCCGTCGTCGCAACTTCCGCCGAGTGCTGCAAGCGTAACCTCTGTTAACGGCAAAATTGGAATTGTAATTTTGAATAACGTAGACGTCAGTGCCGCTCCTTCGGCCGGAATCTCTCCAGACGCAATCACAGAAACTACGGCAAAACAATTTATATCTGCGGGCGCAAAAGGATTGATCGATGAGTTTACAATTTTTTCGACTCTCAATCGAATCACTCCTTCACCCGCGAAGCCTTTTTTTGACCTAGCACAAGATTTATCAAACAGCCTGGATGCAAATTGGCCACAACTTGGGCCGTTTTTGCGTGGACTGAAATGGGGAGTTGGGGACCCGCTTGGTGTTGGCACTTTTGTAGACACCTACCAAGTGACAGTGGCCACAAAGTACGATTCGAATTCTTCGGTCGAACTAACGTTATCAGGATCGGCCACAGCGAGCTTACTCTCGATGATACTCGACGATTTAAACTATTACGCAATGTTTAAGTCAACCGATGGAATTACTCCCGCAACTGTAAACGCTGCGCTTATCGACAACTACGCTCTCGTTGTAAGAGCCGTAACGGACATCGGAAACGGCACAGGCAAGATAGCGGCTGGAACTTATATGCAGCTCAAATTTACAAACGGCTCGATTGTAAATACGCTTAACCCAAGCTCTCTTAAAATCGGCGTATCCTATGCCGGCGGCACAAATCCTATCGGGACAATATCAGGTGCAACAATCGAAATCTACCCCTATAGGCGACTTGTGGCCGGTGCGTATAACGCCACTTCATTTCGGTGGAGGCCTGTCTTCGATTCCGTGCTTCGGAACCGGGACACTGTATCCCCTGGATTTATTGGTAACGGACGTATATTAGATTTTGTGCAATCACATTTGCACAACTATACTGATCGTTACGGAGGTAGTTCTCCTATAGTAGTGTACACCGGAATCGGCGGGCAGTATGATTTTCAAATTTATCAAACATCGACAACCGATTCAACTTCCGCTCCACAAAACCAATCTGGTTTTGGTCCAGTTAGATCCGGACGCAAAACTCAAGACAGGTCTTTGCGCGTTTGGATGTATCTTAACGCAAAGGAATATACACCATGATATTTTTAAATCTCCGAACACGAGAGGTGATTGAAGAGTCTTCACAGGAACGAATTATACAAGGGTGGAGACAGATGACTGCGGCCGATCCTAACCTATGCGTTCTTGATCAGTGGCCGATTCCAAAAACCAAACTTCTGGACGGCAAATTAGTCCAAAAGCCAGAAGACGAGTGGGAGATTCCTTTTGACACCTCCGCAGAAGAATTTCGGAAAAAACTTATCCAAAAAACAAAGATGCTCTTTTTTAACAAGTGTAATGAGGGTGTTTTTTTTGAAGGCGAAATTTTCCAGACAGACGAAATGTCGCTTAACAGAATTGGCCTTGCAATACAAGACTGGGGACGGGGGATCGAAACACCATATTGGATCCGCAAAAACAACACTCGCCACCAAATCACTTCTTTGCCACAGCTTAATGCGTTGGCAACGTCGATGGGAATGCGCTGGCGGATACTGTTTGACATTGCCGATCAAGTTAAATCAAAGATTAACGAACTAAAGGACGATGAGCTTTCCGGTTTTAATTTAGAACTGTCGTGGGTAAAAATCGAGACGGAGGCCGCAGGCCCATGACCCTCGACGAACTTTTCAAAATAATTATCACGACAGTGATTGGAGTCCTCGGGTATTTTTTCAAGGACTTGATACGGCAACTCAAAGAAGTCAAAACCGTTGCTTACGACTCATTGGACCGTGCAAAACACTTGGAGACAGTAATCGAGTATCACGAAAAGCGAATTGAAGAAAAAATACGAAATTTAAAACCCGAAGAGTTTTTGGATTTAGCCGAGGCTTGGAGTTGATATAAACAAAGGAAGGGACAGTGTTTACGCAAGAACAAATAAATTGGGCAGTTGGTGTAACGACTACACTGATTTCTTTTTTTTTAAAAGACATTTACGGGCAAATCAAAGAAGCGAAACGAGTTGCCTATGAGGCAAAAAATCAATCCGATCTCCAGGGAAAGGATATAACGAATTTAAATAAAGATATGGTGGAGATCAAAGCAAAGCTTGACAGTTTAAACAACACGGCCTTGCGAGTAGACACAACCTTCGCAACGCTCACAACTATATTACAAGAACTTAAAGAGGACAGAAAGCGGTGATCCAAGAGGGGCTTAGAAAAATCGAAAAAGGAAATTACGGACTCACTAAGAACAATGTGAATATAGACGGGTCATCTAATATGAGTTTTACACAAGAGTGGAGACGGTTCAATCAGTGTTTCGTTTCGTCCGGAAATGCTTTTGTTAACAAATTGATAGACAACCTGATTAAAAGTGGACTGGAATACAAAGCCTCCGGACGCGACCCCAGTCCCCAGGGTGGACTATACTAAAGTTGGAATCAATTCGTTAAACCGACTTGCGTATGGGATACTCCTCGAACGTCAACCTATGCTAGGAATCCATCTAGGTAAAGGGGGTGGCCACATTATAACAGCAGTCGGCTATAGGACAAACGACCAGGGAAAAATCATTGGCCTCTGGGTTTCGGATCCTGCTGGAGTGTATACTAAAGGATACTCCAAAGACCTCGATGGGTTCATGTCGTATTTGCCCGAATCTGTGTTCAAAGATATTTTTCGCACAGATACACACATGATGGACTTAGTAAGATAACACATAAAGGAAATATAATATGACCAAACATAAAAAAACATTTTGGAGTCATCTCTCGGAAAACGCAACCAAGGGAAGAGTCTCGACGATCCTAGGAATTGCCCTCGTGTTCGGAGCAATCGTCTCCGTATTCGTAGGCAAAGCTGATTGGACGCAGGCGTCAATTGCGATCACAGCCGGACTTGCCGCGATCGGACTTGTGGGAAAAAATGGAGACAGCAATGGATCGAATAGTTTATAAAAGTCTTAAAAGCTACAAATACGAACTCATACAATCTTATAGTTATCAGACAAATATTAAAACGGATAACCGAGTTCAGGTCGGACATCGAATAAAAACTTTTGTCTCACTGGATACAGGCGGTCTATTACGTATAGAGGCCGGATATGCTTGGGATGGACCAAGTGGCCCGACGTTTGATACAAAATCCTTTATGCGGGGATCTTTAGTACATGACGCACTCTATCAATTGATGCGGGAAGAAAAATTAGATCATATAAAATATCGTGATACCGCAGATCAGATTCTAAAAAAAATTTGTTTAGAAGACGGAATGGGCGCGTTTAGGGCCGCATACGTTTACAGGTTTGTGAGTTGGTTCGGAGGCTCATCCGCAGAACCGAAAGACGAGACAAAAGAATTGGAGTTCGCGCCTTAATAATCCTCTTTGATTCCGCTACTCCTCGGGACCATGAGTCCCGAGATTTTTTCAATTTTCCAACAGAATTATTTTGCCACCCGACAAAATAAAATACCGTCATTTATTTGCATCACAAATGACGGGCCTTTCCTTTTTTGAAGTCTTCAACAAAGTATAGAAATTCGTTTTTCTTTATAACCTTAGTTTCAGGATCTAAGATTTCGGCTAACGCTTCGTCGAGTTTTTCTTGTGCTGCCAACATTTTTTTTTCCGCGGCGATATATTGTTTAGCGATGCGGCTCACAAATTTAAATTCGTTTGACCCAAGAAGGGGATAAGGGGATTTTTTCTTTTGTTTCTCGACCGCCCATCCGTTCGCCTCAATCACTCGATTGATCCAGCGGTAAGCGGTCCGCTGAGACATCGCCCAATCCTCCGCAAGCTCATCGGCTAACGAAAAACCTTTTGCAGCCCCGAGCTTTGGAGCCCCTGCTAAGTTTTCTAAGAAGCGTTTTTTGGGGTAAAGCTTCGGAAGGATTTCCAAGATATCTTCGTCCGCCCACTTCTCGCCGTCGTTGTTTGTTCCATAAACCTCCCTTCGGACGGCACGCGGATCGTCGTCGTTTAACAATCTTCGCGCTCGAATGGTCTTAAATTTAACGTGACCCTTTTCGCTCAAGGCACGATGAGCTTGGGTCCTACGAGAGCCTTTGTAAATCTCGTATTTGCCGTTTTTCTTTTTTGACGAACTTATGGTTATACTCTCAAGTAGTCCGTCTCTAAGTATCCCTTTGGCAAGAAGCCCAACGGCTTCAGGGTCTATTTTTCGCTGTCGCCGAATAGGAAGATTATACGATTCAAGTTCATCAATGGACACTTCTATTTCTTGTGAATACTTTTGCATAATCGGCGAGATTGGCGAAAATATTCACAAACTCAAGTAAAAGTTTTTATTATTTTAATACTGAAAAAAATGAACGACTGTTCATCATGTGACATAAATGGCATTATCGGAAGTTATTTATTTCCTTAAGGTGAAACGGACATTTTCGTATTGACTAAAAAGTAGCTTGTATTGACTAAAAAGTAGTTGATAAATAAAGCTTAATATATTAAGGTCTAAGAATGATCCTCGATGGAATTTTTGGAAATGTAACGGCTTCCAGGGTTTTATTGCATGTATTTCACTACAACGAGATTCACTCTTCGGCTATCGCAAAAAATTACGATGTCGCTGTGACTCCGATTAGACTACAATTAGAAAGATTCGAAAAGGCCGGAATCTTAGTTGCTAAACAGATTGGTCGATCTCGTGTTTTTTCTTTTAATCAAAAGTCCCCTTTCGTCAAGCCACTCAAAGAAATATTGTCTATCTTTTATAATTCTTTGAGCATCGAAGAAAAGGAATCTATATTCTCAACAAGACGAAGACCCAGAGAAAAAGGAAAGCCAGTGTATGCAAGAACCTGATTGGAAAACAATTAACGAAGAGAATCTGTGGAAATTCGTTGGTTGGCATTTAGCCAGCAAGGGAATTCATTCTGTTTTGGTCGGTGGGGCTGTCGTTTCGATTTATTCAAAGGGTGCCTACCGTTCCGGCGATTTAGATTTAGTCGAGCCACTTATTTCTAAAGCATCGGAAATTAAGTCGGTAATGGAAACAATCGGATTTCGAAAAGTTAGTCGTCATTACGTTCATCCAAAATGCAAGCATCTATTCATCGAATTTGTATCAGGCCCTGTTTCGATCGGAGAAGATTATAAAATCATACCGGATGAAAAAGAATTCAATGGAAAAATCTTAAAGATATTTTCGCCTACTGACTGCATACGGGATCGACTTGCATCCTATATTTATTTCTCGTCGCGTGAATGTTTGGACCAGGCTTTGTTAGTAGCCAAAAGCCAACATTTTAATTTACAACGCGTCAAAGAATGGTGTTCTCAAGAAGGTGCATCCGGTCAAAGGGCATTCGAAGAATTTTATAGTTTATATCTAAACAGTAGAAATAAATAAATTCGACTGTTCCCTTGAGATCCTCCGAGCCTTAAACTACTGTCAAAGTTTTTTGCTTCGAGAGTATATAACCGAAGAGGGACCTTCTGAAAGCTTTGTCCAATAATAAGATTTCCTTTCCGGCCTTTTTAAGAAAATCACGATCACATTCAGACAAAATAATTTTACCGTCCTCCCCTCTCTGAATCTGTTGAGCTTTCTCCTGTACGGCGCTTATAATAGCACTCAATTCCGTTGCACTGATCTGGTCGAAAGAATAAATTATTTTTTCGAACTCATCTGAACTTGGCAGATTCATAATATACTCGATTAGGCCGCGTTTATATACCGAGATCCAAAACGACCAAACAGTGTTGGTCACACTGAGGTTTTCGAATTTTGTTTTGGTTGTTGTTTGCATATTAGGCCGCCCTGCTCTGTTCCGTTTTTTCCGAAAATTTTACTGAAATTGGTTTTTTAACCTCTTCAGTAAAATATTTTAGAATAATCATAGATAGCGAATCTGGAACTGATTCGAGTAATTTAAGTTCACTTGCATTGAAATCTATTTTAATATTTTTTAAAATATCATTACTCGATCTCGTCAATCGCTCTTTCGACCAATTTAAGAATTTTTCCCACTCGTCTATTTTATTTAAATTTTCTGTACAATTCTGTATAGGCATCCCAACCCCATGCCGTACGCCACTGGAATTCCCTGCGTTTGAGGTGGGATTCTGGAATACCTCGATGCCTGCATTTTTTCCGGAAGAATCGCAATTTTTGGGATTCTGAATTTCGGTCTTTTCTATCGCGGTCTCGTGCAGAGTAATTGTATCATTGAGCCCTCTACCCTCTCGTTTAACCTCGATCCAGCCGAGCTGTATTAGAAGTTTCTTATATTTTACTACGGTATTTTTGGATAGTCCCGAGCGAGAACAGAGGGTTGATTTTTCGATCTTAGGATTTTGCTCGTCATCAGGACCGAGTCCGATTGAGGCGAAGCAAATATTTCCGCGTCCACTGAACGACCACATTGCTCCGAACACTGCAAGAGCAATTCCACGTTGATTCGTTTTTATTCGTTTATCCCGCAAAAACGCCGCGGGTATTCGTAGATGGATTCCTTCCACGTTCTTTTCCTGTTTGCGGTGCGGACATATTTCGGGCGCAGCACGGCAAAAGAGTTTACCCTACTCTGTCGGGACGCATAGGATTGGCATGGAGCCTGTTCGGTAGGTCCTCGATTGTTATCTTGGCCAATAAGTTAGAGCGGCCAAATCTTAGTTATGTCTCCTAAGATATTTTGGACTAGAAACATGTACCAGACAAATGTCAAGCAAAAAATGGGACATAATTTTATTATGGGATCTTTTGGGAAGGATGCCCTTGGGGGCTCTAACCTCCCCTCGGGCTATTTGCGATAACAATCTCAGATGAGATGATCTCTTGGTAATCTAAAATAGGCGTACGGTTTTGGGTACTATTTTTTATATTATGCGGGAAATTTTATCAAGAAGCGACAGCACTGTCGTTTCTTCGTTATTTAAGTAGATCGATTTCCTTCTGGAACTGCGCGATCTTTTTTTCTGCTTTGGTTTTTATAAGGCTCTGTGCTTCCGTAAGATAAGATAACAGAGCCTTACTTTCAGTTTTACTTAGTGGAATTCGTTTTTTATTTCGTATTCTAAGTTCTTTATAGTTATAAGTTACTTTATTTTCTGTGATAAGTTTTTCTCTAGCCAGTCGTTTCTTTTCTTTGAGCATTTCATAAATATCATTAAGGTCCGTATCTTCAGTAACAATAAATTCTTTGTTTGCGTAAGAAAGAGAGACTTCCATCCACCTTTGAGCGGTCCGTAAGGAGAACGGAAATGTTTTATCGACCCATTCCGAAAAAAGTCCATATTCCAATTCTAATTTTCGACGATTTAATCTTTCTCCGATCTCAATCGCATTCTTAACTGAATTGGATAAGTTGGTAAGAATGCCTTTATAAAGTATTAGAATTTCGCTTGCGAGAGTATCGGTGTCTTTAGGAACGATTTGTTTTTTTTTTATAATCGTTCCGGGCCTTGGTCCTATGTTTGCGTATTGTTTTTGAATAGCTTTTCGTTTCTTTTCTTCTTCTGAATCAATCATTATAAAATCTCTTTAGCAAGTTCTGAAAATTGTTTCCAAGATGCTCCGTCCTTATTTAACGGGACTCCGTTCATTGCTGCCATTTCCACTTCTTTTAAATTCTGAATAAAGGATTTTGTGAATGTATATTTTTCCAAATAAGTAGCTTTGCCTGCATCGGCCTTACTAATTTTAGACGGTATGTTTAAGATTGGCTTTGGATTGTCTTGTGTGATTCTTTCGATTTCCGCATAAACCTCGTCATGGCCCTGTAAACTCCATCTATTTAAAGATACTGGAACTAGGATTTTATCTGCAACATATATTCCTAGTGTTAATGTGAAAGATAAATATGGCGGTGTATCTAAAATCACAAGATCATAATCAAGTTTTTTAAGAGCACTTTGAAATCTCAAAATTGCACTTGGATCTGACGAAACATCCCGAGCAATACGAGCTAAGCGAATATTTGCTGGGACAATATCTATTCCGAATTCAGTTTTACGGATGACGTCAGAGAGCGAAAGTGATCCTTCGAGCACGTGGCCGATATTTCTTGAATTTATATTCTCAACACTGTCGTTTCTCAAATAATAATCTGTTAGATTATTATTTGGATCCAAATCTATCAAGAGGACTTTAAAGCCATTAATCACTACATAGGCTTGAGCTACGAAAATTGCGTCGGTTGTTTTGCCAACCCCGCCTTTGAGCGATGCAGTTGCGTATATTAACATTAATAAAAAAATTTAAAATTATGCAATTTAATGAAAGCGAATTTTAAAAAATGCTAAAAGAATTTGGGAAATTTTGTCAAGAAACGACAGTGCTGTCGCTTCTTCGTTATTTAAGTAGATCGATTTCTTTCTGGAACTGCGCGATCTTTTTTTGAAAGATCTTATTTTTTTCACTTAGGATTTTTTTATAGGCAGCCTCAATAAGGTCAATATCTGCGATTTGATCCTTATTTTGATACGCTTGAATGCATCGTTGAGCAACTCGAATGGAAAAATATTTAGGATTATTGGAATCAACTACGAAATTTTTGTGGACCCAATCTTGGAATTCCCCGTGTTTTAATTCCTGTTTTTTTTTGAATAAACGTTTGCCAATTGCAATCATCGCTGAAACTTTTGCGAGTCTAGATTCGACACCAATATATAATTCGATTATTTTTTGCGCATCGTAATCGGTGTCTACTTGAAGTCCACGCATTGAAGATTTTGTGCCTGGACGCGATATACGAAGTGCGTTTTTTTTATTCTTTTTCATCAAAATCAAAAACCAGAACTTTTTGCCCAAGTGAGTAGATTGCTTGCGCAAAACCAGATGAAAGATCCAAGAAAAAAGCCCAGATTTTTGAAATCTTAGGCTCTCAAGATTTGTTTTGATACCAACAATGATAACAACACAAGAGGCAAAACTTGAGAAGTTTTGCCTTACGTATATTAATCAAGCTTGCGAAAAGTTTGGGAAAGAATCATTGTCCCAACAAACTTAGTGCACCAAAGACAAAACAAACTGAGTAAATTACTGTTTACAGGCCGTTATCAATTTGATAAATTGCGCGTAGTGAAAGAGAGTACCGTCTAATTTAATGGGGTTAGGGGATTGTAAAAACAAACATTAGCAGTTCCGTTCTTTTCTGACCTTCAAAAAATATAATAATTGAGATCGGAGAAAGATTAAATCGTCGAAAATTAGAATTGGAATCAGGGAGAGATAAAATGTCTACAGAAACATACGAAGTCCCGGGAATAAACGATATTAGAGAAATCGGAAAGCTTCGAATTTTATTAGGAGAAAATCCTTTTCATTTGCATTTCTTGGTTTATGCCTCGGAGGGGATGGACGAGGAAAAAGGTTTTGCGATTGTTTGTATTGAGTACGGGTTATTTTCTTGGGGGATTTCAGTGAATGTGGCTAAAGAAAGTATGGCTGAAATAATCAAATCCTTTCTTAATACACATCTCGCTACACAGGAAGGGCGAGAATATTTATTTGGTGAACTGAAATCCGTATCGCGGGAAGCCTTTTGGGCATTATACAGACAAGTCGCATTCTTGTTCGGTGATCCGACTCCACCGGAGCTAGCTCTCCAAATCAAGAAGGTGCAGGAACAATTGAATCAAGGGGATGCTGCGGCAAACGTTGACAAGGTCAAAACATTGCTACAGGAACTACAAGATTTACTCAGGGAAGAGGAAGAACAAATCATGACTCATCGTGTTGATATGGACCAAATAAAAAAATGGATATTGACTCATGATGCGCCAGTCGTGGTTTTATGAAATCTAACAATTTCCAAACTCGCGCCATGGTGCAATAGATATAGAATAATTTATTTCCAAACGTCAATACATTGCATTAAAAAACCCTAATGCGTTTATCTCTCGTGTCAATTGTAGCAAAAGTAAAAATCGCTCATTTTTTCGAAACTCGTATCAAGTATGCGTCGGATACTTGATACGAGGCAGCAGAATGAGTTTACGTTTGAAAATAAAAAATATTCTTTTAGAGTTCGCTAAAGAAATCGAAAAAAGTAGAGAGTCGGTGACGACTCTCGTTGATAAGTACACGGATAAAGTTATTCAGATCCTTTCGGAAAAAAACGATCAAAAATAGCCTGAAATATTTTTCTCTCTCGTTCGTCGAGTTCGAGTAATTGCTCGAACATTGGACGAAATCCGGACTCTGCGATCTGCCGCAGAAACACTCGATCTTTCTCAACTTCGTAGACAGACGTTATCTGTTTTTGTGTAAGTGAGGCCAAAAAATCTTTTGGGATAAATTTTTCGCCGCTCCCAAAAATTAACCAGAACGGGGAGTAACCAAATTCGAGAAGAAGCTCGTATGCAAAGTCGAAAGGTATCTCCCTTTTTTCTCGCAAATAATTCGAGAACGTTGCCGGAATGATTTTGAATTTCGCGGCTAATACTTTAGATTTCAGCCCAGTTTCGTTGAGTATAGCTCTAAGTCGTTTGCCCTGACCTTTTCGTTTCATATCTATAAAATCAACAATTTGCTAATTTTTGAATTGACCTTGTAAAAGTTTTGACTCAAATATTGATAAAACGTTGATATTATGTTTTCGACAGTTGCATACTCGGAATTTAGAAATTTTTATATATTTTTCAAGAGACAAATAGAATACTAAACAAATATATAGTTATAGGTTAGAAGAGAATGGAATTTGCGGTTATGATTGCTTTAGGGGCTTTAGGTTACGTTTATCGAGCGCGCAGGCGGCTTGCTATTTATTTCATTTTTTTATTGTGTCGATACGTGGAACCAAGTCCAAGTTGGAGGAGAGAAGGCGTGTTGTTTCAGCGGAAATTGGTTTTCGCTGAAAGTTTTTTGTCTGCCGATTACGAACTCCGTATGACTACGGATCTTGATATTCGTAGCCGTGCGAGATTCTTGGTAGAGGAGTATAAGAATTATATCAGGTAAGTGGGCTTATTATCTGTTTACAACTAAATAAATGTTTTGCAAAACATAGAGAATATTCTTCAAAACAGACTAAAATTTACTCGATAGCTATACGTATGTAATGTGATATTTCACAGTTATGTCCTTCATCGAATTGACAATAATAACATACTGATTTTTGATCTGATTGTCGTAGTGAATAAAAGTGAATAATTCTGAATTTAAGTGAGTCAACCGAGATATTATATATAAACAGTTACGAGAGGAATCTGAAAAAATGAACGATCATCGAAATGAGTTCGATAAGCTAATTAGCGAGGAAACAAAGCGGGCTAGCGCAAGATTTATTGAAAAAATCAAGAGTGGTAAATTGAGAAAGAGAACTGTGCCTAATTATTCTACTCTGAATTTTTCGGAAGAGAAAGCACTCGAAAGCTTTAACCAGATAATACAAGATAAAGTTTTCGAGGATGCGATTTTCGAAACTTACGGAAAGTTTTGAGATCGCAAAATATTGAAGCAGTTAAAGCATTTTTGAACCTTCACAACGTGAATATAAAATATAAAATCTTTTGAATACAGCATACAAACGGAAAAGTTTAAAGAGGCACTTATGAAAAGTCAAATCCAGGATTATTTAAGAATTGGCCTATCCGCAAGGCACAATCCAACTTCCCAAAAAGTGCATTTCCCTTTAATTCACATCGTAGTCGAGGAAGTTTATTACGAGAAAGGCGCAATAAAATACTACGCAACGTGTTTGGAATATTCCCAGGGTTACGAAAGCGATGCGCCCCAGGATGCGGTTGCGGGAATTATCAATCTCATGTACGAATATTTTTTCACTTCGATCAAGAAATTAGGTTACGAATATCTTTTTGATTGCGTTGAAGAAACCGCAAATGAGGAGCTCTGGGGAAAGGTAAGGCGTTTCCTCGCTGAAAAATATTCCGAGAGCCTGAACTTTGTCCAAAAGTCTTATGAAAATGCAAGCCGGGAGGAGCTGGTTGAGTTTGGAAAAAAAATTCAGGATCCTCTTTCGGTTGGGGAATATATTTCGAAAGATGAACATGATAAAATTTCGAGTGAAAAAGACAAAGAGTTAAAACGGAAAGATGAGTTAATCAAAAAGATTCTGAGCATCTTAGAAGAGAGAGAAAAGAAAATTAAGGAATTAACTAAATCCAACAACGCCTTGAAAAATGGATTAGAGGGGCAACAAGAGTGGGCTGAAGACCGACCTAAGATACACAGCCTTTTCCTTCAAGGCGTTTGATTAGTTGAAGAGATATTCATTTCAAAAGGTAATTGTAATCCTTCAGAAGAATGGATATCAAGTTGAATGGTTTTCTCCTTATGAAATCAAGAATCTCCCTTCTGATTTAAAAACATTTGAAACCGAAAAACAGGTTATCGCAAATTACGTTGTTCGATTTGCAGGAAGAAGACAACTTATGTTGACTCAGATTCATTACGGAGCGATATCAGAAATGACGCTTGTGCGGACTATCATTATCGGATTGAGGCTGAAACAAGAAATTTTCGATGGCGCAATAGTTCCCGAACCAGATCAGACCCTTAGTTCATCAACCTTTTAGCTGTTTGACCAATGAATTTATAGTCGCCCTGTCTCGTTCACTGAGTTCCAGGTAGGCTGTGAGCATTTCCGTTGCCCCGGGAGTTGTTATAATCTTGCGAACAAGCCTGTCGTGGGTTACTCGCACTTGGGAGCGAACAAACGATCTGAGGCTGTGTAGGTGAGGGGGACGGTTTCGGACTTTTTCAGTGCGGCTTTCAAGAGTTTGAGTTTGTCGTTCTTATAGTTGTTGTATGTATTCTTAACGTAATCAGCTATTGGAATCACGCTTTCCGTGCCAGTTCGTTCGTTGTAATACCGACAACTTACGCGGGATAGATGAGGTTCAACGCTAAGGAGATATTCGAAGATGGCTTTTTCTTTATAGGAAACTATAGTGCAGATTTCATTTTTTTTCGAGACCGGCGATCCTAGGTCTTCGTCCTCGGTGCTGATTAGCGCACCATTCTCGACTAGGAATTTAAAAATCGTCAGGCCATCTTTGAATACTCTGAGTTGGGCTATGCCGGACAAAACTGATCTTCCGCCGTAGCCCAGCTTATTGAATTGAATATGTTGTTTTTTGCTTTTGATTTCTTCTATTGAAGCGGATAAAACAAGTTCGAAAAATGCAGGCTCGCGAGGCCCTTCTTCATCTCCCTGATATTTGGGCACACACCGATTGAGATCCTCAGAGTCCTGTCCAAGCAACACTGTCGAAAACAATAGAATTAAACTATATAACAAAATTCTCATGCACTCATCCTTTTAATTGTTTTACGAGAGAATTCACGGTGGAACGGTCACGCTCGTTCAAAGCGAGATAGTTATCTATCATTTCCACCGCACCCGGTGTGGTAGTCATTTTCCTGACTCGACGATCGTGAGCATCCATTTCTCTGATTTTCTCTTCAGATAACGGGACGAGGGAACGACGAGGTTTTCTTTCCGGGCCCTCTCCAGTTATAAACCACAGTGGATTTACATCGTAGGTTTTGATCAAATTTTCAAGCGTGCCAACAGATGGACTTTTCGCTCGACCGCTAAATAGTTCTGTTAGTGCATTTGGCGTCAGTCCAATCGAAATCGCAAAATCTTTCTGAGTAAGTCCGGATTCCTCGAATATTTTTCTTAATCGCTCTATCAAAAAAAATCCTTAAACACAAAATAATGTAAAAATAGATTGACAAACACAATATATTGTGTTACGGTCATTCCTGTCACTTACGACAGTTTGTCAGATTGGTGTACTAGAGCGAGGATACCGTATCAATGCAACCGATTTCCAACCAACTCCTTATGTCGGATAAAAACGAACGGGATGCGAACGGGCGGAGAATAACGTTCGAGCTCGAACAGCTTGGAACTTCCTCCGCAAAACGCGCGAAGGCGATCGGAGTCGGTTCAGTCACGTATCGGATGTCGGTATACGGACGCACCGGAAACGCGGAAGTGATTGCCGATCTCACGAAACTTGGAATCGAACACGGTTTAGTGCCGTTCGACCGGAGACGTGAGGCCAAACGGTGGAAGAACCGCCGCAAGGCAAGCTAAGCAATATTATAAAAATAGAAACCGCTTCGGTCGTGGGTTCCTGGAAGCAAAACCACACACAGAGGCAACAATGAATTCGCAGAGCAGAGAACAGGGAGAATACTTTTGGCAATACGACGGAGACGGGCAACCCCACAGAGTGAGCAGGCAAATGGCGCGACTACAGTGCGAGTATTTGCGCGCACTCATCAACCGGCAGCGTCCACTCGAACCGAGACAGGAAAGTATTGCTTGAGAGGAGCAGCGAACGTGACGATAATGGAAAGAGAACATGGCCGAGAAAAAATCAAAACCCTCGATCGAGGAGATTATTGCGCACAGACGCAACTGTCTGGCTACGGAAGAGTCGGACAGGGAAGCGCTGACGGAGTATATCCGGAATTTCGCGAAATCGAAGAGGGGAAACATGGCTACTCTTACAAGAGAAAGTGGAATTCCCCAATCCAAGATTTCGAATATGCTCAATGGAACAGGGACGTCAGCCGGAATGGAAACTCTCGTCATATTGGCGTTGACAATAAAAAATATATCCGAAAGATAAATTTAATTCTTGACAAACTTATCTCCACGATAAGTATCAATCCCCACAACAATAGCCCGACCAAAAATAAAAAAGCCCGGCTGCAACCGGGCTTCGAGGTAAATCGCAAATCAATACCTGATTTACGTTTATCTCCTCTTTTATTTGCGGTCAACCAAAAATTAGGAGAATAAACAATGAATTCAGACCAACAGATGCGATCTCTTCACGAGCTCGTAAACCCGTCACATTCCATTGACGAGAAATTCGTCAGAGACGTTCAAACCGTCTGCGACTGGATCGTTGCAGACCATCGCCGCAATCGAACACGTGCAAGGAGACGCAAACTATTCACCGCGTGTTGCAACAAAATTGCGTATCTCGAAAACCAAATCAAAGAGCGCGACGCGGTCCTGGAGGACCTGAAAACGCAAACGGATGCGATGGCCGCTTACGTTGCGGACATCAAAAAATCTTACGGCTTCAAGGCGGTGGTGTGATATGACCGCAATACACTCTGAACAAATTAACGAAATCGCAAAGGCGCTATCAGTCGCACAGGGAGAGTTTCCCGACATTCCTAAAACGAAAACAGTAACCGTATATCCGAAAGACGGAAAACCATCTTATTCGTACAAATACGCGGATCTTGCGGACGTAATCACAGCAGTGCGATCAGTCCTAACGAAAACGGGTTTAGCTGTGTCTCAAGTTGTCACAGGTATCCAAAACGGAAATCTTGTGACAACGATTTTGATGCACGAGTCTGGTCAATTTCTGAAATCGGAAATTGCAATCGACAAGTATTCTAACATGCAGCAGCTAGGATCAGCCTTAACATATATTAGGAGATACGCATATTGTGGGATCCTTGGGATTCAAGCCGACGAGGACGACGATGCGAAGAATCTGGACAACAAAGAGACAAGGCAACAACAAAAACCGAAACAAACCTCGGAGCCTGCGCCAAGATCGAATGTTGAACCGAGAGCAAAATCACAAACAGAGGTAGCCGCCGGGGTGACCCCGTCTCCCCTTACTCCAATCGGTCAGGTCGCGTCAAAGGCCCACAAGGACGAATATTTCAAAAATAAAGATCGTTCAGCGTTCAAGGCAAAGTATAACGTTGAGTTACTTCAGATAGACGAGCGCGGATATCTGTATGTCCCTATCGGTTCTTATACGAAGTGGCAAAAAGAGAAAAAACTCGATCTTTCGGAATTCGAGTCAAAACCAAACGCCTCCGAAGATGCCATAGCAGTTGGCTCAACTGAGCCAGTTCCGCAACACGTCAATGGAACGGCCACGCCTGAACTCGCTGGAGTAGGGGTAGGAACAAAGCCGGCTGTCAGTGATGACGAGGAGGATTTATTCTAATGGCTGCACTCGCAACATTCAAACTATTCGAACTCAACGATCTCTATTACCAGACACTCTACGCCGCGATTAATCCGGACACGGGTGAAATTGTAGATGAGGTTCTTGCGGAGAAGTTGAACGAGATCGTTGAAGCAAAGGAAAAGAAACTCCTCAATCTTGGGTGCATATATTGCGAACTCGAACTTGAGGCAGCAGCTTTAAAATCAAAAGAAGCCAATCTTAAAAAGAGGAGAGAGGCCCTTGAAAAAAGGTATAAGAGCCTTTTAAGATTTATTAAAGCTAATCTGCAAGAGGGGACTAAACTCAAAGACGATCGAGTTAAGCTCTATTGGCGCAAAAGCGAATCCTTGGATGTAAAAATACCTGATAATCAACTCCTTACCGTACTCGGCGAAGAGTTTACAAAAATTGAATATAGCCCAATGAAAAATGAACTCAAGGCTGCTATTAAATCAGGGAGATCATTTAAGGGTGTCGAGTTAATAGAGAATCAAAATCTACAAATAGATTAAGGAGGTCACTCACATCATTGCAGGACTTATAGAGATCGACGAAGACCTAATTCGTCAAACCATCCTCGAGAGATGGTACGAGGCCGCATAAGAATAAGTAGCGTAATCCCTGGCACGGCAGGGATAGGGGTATCTCCTAAGTTTATCCGACCGTGCGCGGCACTTTTGGATTTTCGGAGATTAGCGAGCTAATTTTGGGTAGCACCCACCATTCTAGATTATGGGCAAGCTCGGATCCTATAGGGAGCTTAACGACGAAATGTTTACTAAACCTTATAGGCTCTCCGAAAATCCAAAAGGAATAAAAGAGGAATTATGAAAGTTAAAACATTAATTAAGAAACTAGAGAAATGTAATCCAGAAGCAATTGTAGAATTCGGCACAGCTTCCGGATCTGAGTCAGGTAAGGTGATCGACGTGTTCGCTGAAAAGAATGAAAAAATAGTAACACTTGATCTCGTATCGACTCATTTTTTCGGCGAAAAAGCGGATTGGTGACACTATGAATTTTGAGCTATACTATTACGATTTTATAATACTCAAACAATACGCAATACTAACCGTGTGGTATAGTCTTGCGCTGGCATGTGTATCTGGGTCTTCCGTAGTTTGCTCTATATGTATAAGGACTTTAATCAAACTATGGAAACCGGCTTAAAATTTTTGATCGGATTAACTGCAATTTCCGTTGTATCGGTGTTTTACTTTTTGCAGTGGTTACACGGTAGATCAGAAGATTATGATGCTGACGATCTTATACAAAAGTGGAGTCACATACGCAAAAGTTATTTAACACAAGAGGACGCCGCTTTAAAGGCTGCAAACTCTACAACTGACAAAGCTAAAAATACAAAACCTGTCTCTTTTTTGGATCCGACAAGGCGACATAAAGGACAGTGAGAGGAAGGGATAATTATCATGATTGCGGATACGCAAAACGAACACATAAATAGTATATTACAAAAACATAAATTTAAACAAGTTAGGCCGAACGAATGGAATTTTGTTGGAACTGTATATACGAAGATGGCTTTAAAATACGGGACAATGGAATTTCATCACGTTGATCTTTGTAGTAGTATAACAATAAATATTGGTGATCAGATTATAATCAAAAAAAACAACTCTGTTGTTTTTGTAACGGATAGCCTGGATGACCTCGATAGTTATCTAAACAATACTCTCTACCTGGGCCCGCCTTTGTCTAAGACAGAGTGTGTCGTATGAGTGCCGTTCCTAGTCGAGTTCCACGTCCCAATCGGCCCGAGGGATCTTCTTATGCTGTTGTTGATTTTAATGTTGTTAACGGATTCGGACTGACAGACGGAGAGAAAATAATTTTTTCGCTGATTCACAATCTTAGTAATCGGAAGGAAGGGTGTACTGCAACTAACGATTATTTTGCGAGACTATTAGAGAGGTATAACCCGTACGAAAAAGATTCTGAAAAACTTTTGGCGGAAAAAACGAAAGCTGAAAAAGCCATTTCGGCCTCTATCTCAAGGTTAGCAAAAAAGGGTGCGATAACAGTCAGGCTTTTAAAAACAAAAAACGGGACAAGTCGGTTTATTTTTTCTAACGTTCGAATCATCAAACCCACTCCACAAAATATAGACCCGGGTCCACAAAATGTGGAAGACCCCCCACAAAAAGTAGAGTGGGGTCCACAAAATATAGAGTGCATGCACTCCACAAATTGTGGGGCAGATATTAAAGGGGATAATAGAATTGACAATAAAGAGAAAGAAAAAGAAATTTCTTCTCTTTCTGCTGAGATCACGTTTGCAAACGTTTATGAAAAAACGAAAGAGCTTCTCGCGTCGAAAAATATCGAATACATTCACACTGTTGGAAAAGAATCCTCCGCTCTCAATTGGTTCATGACCTCCGGGCTTCCGGCGAGCACCATTATTGAAGTCGTTTCAAATCTGATTCGGATTAAAGAGTCAAAGGAATTTAAAGACGATCTAAAATTTTGGAAACCAATTCCCATCACGATTGCATCGGCCAAATCCTACTATGAAAAAATTCAAGCGACTGCGTCCGCGTTAAAACCGACTGGTTCCGAGCAAGTGCCTGAGCGACCAACACAAACGATGCCACGTCCTGGAGATTTTGAGTATTTTGAGGATTGGCTACGAGATTGCGCTGAGAAGAGAAAACTGTCTCGGGATACCGTTACAGAGCTGCTCAGAGCAAAATCTCCGGAGGAGTATTACGATCCAAATTCGACAAACCAGAAAGCTTCATACGCGAAATCATTTTACGAAACATTCAAAAAATCTAAACAAGAGAGAGGAGAGCCATGCAAGTTCAAACGAAACTCAGCAGCATAGTGGACTACGAACAGTTAGAAATTTCAATTCGCTGGCATCTGAATAGCGGATATAGAATTGAGCGAACATACGAGATACTCGCAGACAGAGGCGCGACATTGGCACTGGTTTCGGAGATACATGAAAAAATTGGAAACGAACGTGCCGAACTGGCGAGGAGGAGGTAGAACATGGAAACAGAATACAAACTGTCTAAAATCGGACACAAACCAAAAAAGGATGGAAGTCCCGGGAAAATTTTTATTTCCTACGAGGTTGAAGTCGGGGAAGACGAGCCGGACGCATATACAGTTTCGACTGGTGATCTCGCATTACCATCGTTCTACGCGGCGCTCGCCGAACTGAATCAAGACGTAAACGAGATTTGTGAACTGGATCTCGACGAGGATCGTGTGCAGAGCTATATTCACGTTCGTTCTGTATCGTTCTCGCATCCTAAAAATACGACAGGGGCGACGATCACGGCTCTGCGAGAATTACGAAATGCTTATGCACCTCTTGTCTTAAACACACCTCACAAGTTTTTCTCTTCTCCTGCTGGAGAGGACGGCGGTGAAGACGAAAAACAAATTCTTTCGGAAGAAACGGTTCAACGTCTCCAAACGCTCCAAAAGGAGGCGATCCGGTTCATCAACGGAGAACGGGCGCAACCATCTCTGTTTCCGAGGGATGCGGCGTAACTCATGAAACCTCAACGCGACGTCACACTCGATCAATTTCTTTCCGCTTACGACGAGGGCGTAAAACGGCAGTCCGAACTCCCGGTTGTTGTGAACGATGCCGCCCGTGTTGAGGACCGAGGGCATTTTACTGAGGAACGATTCTACAGAGTGGAGTCGCGTAAGACAGGTGAGTTGTGTTTTGCGTCTCGCTGCCTGGAGCAAACGGCAGAACATGCAGGTTGCTATCAAGTCACTCGATATTCAGATCACAGACGTCGCTGGGTGACGACCGAGGAATTCACGACACAGTTTCGCAGACTGAAAGGAGTTCCAGCGCGCGTCTACGTTTGCCACGCGTTAGGCGTGAGTCCGGATTGGAAGAAGACGGCAATTGAAGACGATGAGAACGGGAACTTGTTAAGCGAAGTCGTTGCAAGTATGCGCAGAAACAAACAGAGCAGGGAGGTTGCGTAGTCGATGATTGTCGCAAAAAATCAACGAGGAAAATTCGTGGCGAAATTCAGAGATATTAAGGATCGCTTGTGTGCTGTCACAGAAGCAGATTCGGTCGGTAAGGAACAAACAGTCTGGTGCGGAATAGAGTGTGCGGACCGGATGCGACTCACACGGACGCAGGCCGGATTTTTGTCAGCGCAGCTTCAAAAGTTTTCCGAAACGGGGACGTTGGAATGAGTGCATTAAAAAAGAATAAACTTTCGTTTGAAAGGGGTCCGTTTGAACCGTTATACGAAACACTTCTGATAGGAATCGATCCAGGAGTTCAAACCGGATTCGCTGTGTGGAATCGAGTGCGACGGGAATTGGTTGTCGTGACTACTCTTAATCTTCTTGAGGCACAAGAGAAGGTTAAAGCGTTTCGCGATAAAGGAGAGTCAATTTGCCTGACCATCGAGGATGCGCGAAAAAGAAAATGGTTCGGCCCTAACGCAAATGCAAAACGCCAGGGCGCTGGAAGCGTTAAGCGTGATTGCGCGTTGTGGGAAGAATTTTGTAAACGGGAAGGAATTCCGTTCCGTCTCGTTCACCCGAAGAGAGGAGCGACGAAAATTAAGGCCGCGGAGTTTCGGATTCTGACTGGTTGGACCGAACCAACATCGGAACATGCGAGAGATGCGGCAATGTTGGTCGTTGGGAGAGGGAGATTTTAAATTTCTATTTAAAATAATTCGAGGACGCAAAATGCCGATCAAGCCAGAGAATAAAAAACTTTATCCTTCGAACTGGAAGGAGATTTCCCTTAGTATCCGAAACCGCGCCGGGAATAAATGTGAATGGTGCGGAGTTCGAAATAAAAAATGGGTTCAGCGAACTGAGAATGCAGTATGGACAAAAGAAAAAGATCCGAGCAACAAAGAAGAGGAATTCGAACTCAAATTACTCGGATACAGTAAAATCGTTCTGACCGTTGCTCATTTGAATCACGATCCATCGGATTGTAGAGATGAGAATCTTCGTGCCCTTTGCCAGAAATGCCATTTGAATTACGATAAAGCTCTTCATATCAAAAATTCAAGAATCACACGAGATAATAAAAAATCTCAAAAAGAACCTAAACTATTTATATGTGAAAATAATATTAGAAAAACAGAATGAGGTTTCGCGATGATTATCGGATTTAAGAAATATATTCAAAACGTTGGGCCGACGAAATTTAAAGAAAAGATTATCGCAGGAACAAAAATCCACACCATCCGGAAAGACGAAAAAGATAAATGGAAGGCAGGAAGAAAAATCCACATGGCCTACGGGGTGCGAACAAAGTTTTACGAATGCTTCATGAAATCTGAATGTGTTTCAGTTGAACCTATATTAATAGGTTATTTACATGATTGTTTATTATATGTGAAAATAGGCGATAAGGTATTATCTCAAGACGAACAAGAGGAATTGGCTTTAAACGACGGATTCGATTCTATTAAGGATTTTTGTAATTATTTCGATAAGGGATTTTCTGGAAAAATCATCCATTGGACGAACAAGAGGTATTCACAATGATTTCCCGTCCTGTCCTTAAATACAATGGTGGAAAATTCCTCCTTACGCCATGGATTCTCGAACACTTTCCGGACCACGACACTTACGTTGACGGATTTGGTTGAACCCGTGGTGTGTGGCGAGGTTGGAAGAGACTGAACCGAGGTTATTTGCATGAAGTTTAAAATCGGAGAGCGAATCGATACTCCTCATGGCGAGGGAGTCATACATTCGATCGAAAAATTTCGGACGGTTCGTCGCGTGTGCGTAACTTTGGACAAAAGTCCATTTGACTCTTCCGTTGCATGCTATCTCGAAAATGAAGTAAGCCTCCCATCAAGCACAAATGAAACGGACGAAAAGGTTTGCAAAGTCTGCAACGAGTCATACTCCAGAGAATTTTTCGAAGATTTCATCGATGGGGAATGTTTTCCTTGCCGCTCACTACGTGAATTTGAAGAGGATCTCAAGAATAGTAAAATCGAATTGATTCAGTTCAATAAGAAGCACGGAACTGATTATGATAACAATTCATTTTACTATTCTTGTTACAATCGGGAAGTAAAACGATCGTCCTTACGAATGTTCCCGTTTCTTTTGGAGACCTATAATTATGCTGAAAGCATTCGGACAGAGATAGAACAAAGAGAATATATCGAACGTGAGCCTTCGTTGTTTGACTCCGACGAAGATATTCCATTTTAAAAAAAGGAGAATAGTGATGAGTGATGGATTAGAAAAAATCAGAGAAGATTTGAAAACTGTGTCAGGCTTTACTGATACAGAGCTTGATCGGTTGGAATCCGAGTTTTGTAAACTCCCGGTATTTCCGGACATGCAAGCCGTTTTTTTTGCGGTCTTCGTCGAAGGGGCCGCGGTGCAAAAGAGGATTCAGCTGGAGAAAATGAAATGATCTTGGAAAGTGACTTAACAGCAGAACTGATCGAGAAGACATTCGTTCACGAGGACGACATTGATCTTGAGTTTTGGAAAGACGATGAGCGTTGGACGGGTCCGTTATGGACTTCAGCGAAACCGATCCTTAAGAGAGTTGGAATCGGGATTTACGTAGACGGGGCCATTTCCGTAACGGTCCGAAACACTCCAATCAACTTTCAGGCATCAACTTTAAATGTTGCGTTCGCTCTTATTGTGCTGAACGCGGACGTTCTATGAGCGACTTCGAGATATTCAAACCCATCGCACTGTATTCATTTGTATTCACACTGATCGGGTGGGCAGCCATTGGGCTCTTTGTTTGGCTTCCGTTGTGGTGGGTGGTGACAAAGTATTTTGGAGATGAGCGAGATAGGAAATGATTTTAGAAACCTTTTTGTTTGTATTGATGTATACGGTTTTCCCGTGGATAACTTGTACGGCTATTGCCTATATGATTTTTGATATTGTATTACTTTTTGCAGACACTATGTATACGCTATGGAAACTAAAGCAGTTGGAAAGAGCTTATAATTCCAAAAAAAGACATTTCGAAAACCATTTCGTACAATCTGTTAAATGTAAAATGGACAATAGAAGATTGAGGAGGCCGATTCTTTGAAAAAAAATAACACCAAAGAAAAAAAACCGGGAAAAAAACCGGGAAAATCGAAACAGGTTGGGAAAAATAATCCACCCATAGAAACGCAATTCCAACCCGGAAACGATGGGCATGGAGGAGGGCGTAAACCTGGGACACTGAACTGGAAGACCGTCGTATCGAAAATCGGAAACGCTCCAATTCCAGATGGCTACATCAAACAGCTTCAAAAAAAAGGCTGGATAATTCCGGACAGAGCCTCTTGGCAAGAGGCTCTAGTGTTAGGAATGTTCTATGCCGGATCTGCTGGCGACTCACGTTGTGCGCTCTTCATTTCCAACCACTCCGGCGGCAATCTCACGGAAGCGGTGGACCTATTAAACAAACTCAATCTGGAAAAACTTTCGGAAACCCAATTGAAGCGAATCCTGAACGGCGAAGATCCCATTCAGGTCCTAATTGGCGATTTCCTCAATACTCAAAACTCCGCTTGAACTTAAAGCGAAGATTGCCTTAGAACTCAAGCGAAGGGCGAAGGAAAAGGCAACAGAACGGAAACTTACGTTTCGTGAGTGGCTCGTTATCTATGCGCCTCACTTCAAATTCTATAAACACACTGAAATCCTAATCGCACAACTCCAACGAGTCGCAGACGGAAATCTAAAGCGGCTCATGATCTTCATGCCTCCTCGCCATGGGAAGTCCGAACTCGTCTCGCGTCTCTTTCCTGCATACGTCCAATACTACCAATCGGGATGGAACATTGGTCTCTGTTCCTATTCTGCTTCCCTCGCTTTTACATTTGGCCGAATAGCCCGAGACTATTTTCTTAAGTCCGGTGGCGAAACGGTAACGAAAAAAAAAGACCATTGGACTGCTTACCACGGCGGAGAGATGTGGAGCGCGGGCGTAGACGGCTCCATCACCGGAAAGGGATTCCGCATCGGGATCATCGACGACCCGCTCAAAAACTGGAAAGAAGCAAAGTCGCCAACGATCCGTCAGGCGATAATCGACTGGTATTTGACGACGTTCTATACTCGTGCGGAACCGGATGCGGCCCTGATCGTTTGTATGACGCGCTGGAGTTTGTACGATTTGGCCGGATGGATGTTGGAGGAGGAATCCGGTGAAGATTTCGAGAAAGAAAATTGGCATATCGTCAACTTCGAAGCTCTCAAAACGAACCTGCATTTTGCATTCCCAAAATCTTGCTCAATCGAACCAGATTGGCGAGCAGAGGGAGAGGCACTTTGTCCGGAACGTTATCCTGTTGCTTCACTCAATCGGATCCGGCGACGACTTGGAACGTTCTATTTCTCTGCCCTCTACCAACAGCATCCGATCGCTGGCGATGGTGGGATCATAAAACGCGACTGGATACAAGAGTGGACAGAACTTCCGCCCGGAAAGCAGACGATTATTCAAACATGGGATCTCACGTTCGATGACACCGAAAATTCAAACTTCGTCGTTGGTGCAGTTTGGTGTAAGATCGGACGCGGTTGCTACTTACTCGATCGGGTCAGAAAACAGATGGATGTTATCGCAACCCGAAACGCAATCATCGAGATGAAACAGAAGTGGCCGCTCACGACGAAAATCTATATCGAAAAGAAAGCGAACGGAGCTGCGGTTCTCACGATGCTCCGAAACGAGATCCCCGGAATTGTTCCTTACGAACCGGGATCGAATTCCAAAGAAGACAGAGGCCGTGCGGTGTCTCCCGTCTTTGAGGACATGCGAGTTTGGATTCCTTTCTTTGCGTCTTGGAAGGATGAGTGGATCCGGGAACACACAGAGTTTCCATTCGGTAAGCATGATGACCAGGTTGACACGACGACGATGGCTTTGGAGAAACTCGAAGGCACATTGGCAGGTGGCGTTTCCTTGAATCTCGGAAATGCTTGGAGTAAAAAAACTCGTTGACAAATGCAAATTCGTGTTCCTAAACTGAAACCGTTCTCTCCTTCGGCATACCGTAGCCTCAGCGGTCCGTTACCATACGTCTTTCAAAAGGAAACGTATGTTCGGAATTAAAGCCAAGAAAGCAGGTCGCAAAATTCTTCAAGCCACTGTCGAAGGCTTTCGATCGTGCGCAGAAATCCTCGGTTCGATCACTCGCTCCGATTCCTACCTATCCAAAACCTACAAAACCCCCGAGTCCAAACGTCGCGCTTTACGGGCCAAATACGAAGCCGAAGCAGACAAAGGCTTCTCGCTCACAAGAACTGTGATCGATAACCTCGTCACCTGGATTTCCGGAAACGGCGTAAACGTATCGCTCACTTCGAAAGAAGACACGAAATTCAAAACTCTCCAAGACGACATCAAACGCTTCCTCGAATACAATAGACTTTATTCATCCGGTTTTCAAAACCACGTCCGTAACGGCCTATTCGATTCCGAGGTTGCGCTCGACCTCACAAAAACTAAACATATCCTTTTCAATCGTGATTACGTCCGTGTTAAGTATCTCCGGAAAGACCTATACAAATACGAAACAGTTCTCTCTCCGGAAGACAAGGAAACAGTAATTCACCTTAAATGGAAAAACGAGAAGGGGGGGAAAGAACAATCTCTCGATTATAAGAACTTCCAACTCGTGAACTTCGGAAAGAATCCCAAACTCGGAAACATTCTTCCGGATCTCGACCGCCTGGATGAGATCCTCGAGAAATTCGCAAACTCAAACAACCTTTTCGGGATCCCGACTCCGGTAGGAAAAACTTCCACGATCGAGGATGCGGAGGCCACGATCCAGCGGATCATAACTCCTTTAAAACGCGACGAAGAAGGAAACGAGATTCCGGACGGAGATCCGAATTGGGAGCCCGGTCAGATGATGATCTCCCCGGTGGAGTGGAAGTTCCTCGAGCCGTCCGGAGCAGGCGCGGAATCCTTCATCAAGGAATTCAACGTCCGTATCCAGAAAATTTCCGGGGCATCCGGAACGCCAATCCATCTCCTCGGTTTCATTTCTCTTTTCGGAACAAACGCCGGCGCAGAGTCAACTCTCGAACAAATCAATACAGCGATCACCGGGATCCGGGAAATCTGGAAAGAAAACCTCTACGAACTTATCATCAAAGCGATGCTTTTGCAGGGATACTCAATTGAGTTCCTTGAGGAGGCCGGAATCACGATCAACTTACCTTTCGCTACGATGATCCAGCTTCAAATGATCGCTACCTACTGGCTCCCACTCTATCAAGAGGGACTCATCGACCGTGATACAATGATCGAGATGTTCCCCGGAGTGGACCCTGAAGTTATCAAGGAACGCCTCGAAGCAGAGAGCGAGAAAAGGAATAAGGCCGCAGAATCGGATTTTTCGAATCAAAACGAAGATCCTAACAAACAAACTCCAAAACAAAAAACAGGAACGAAAGAGAAAATGAATCACCTTGCCGCAGCTTAATCTCCAAAGTTTTTCCCTACCTGATAGCTTCATAAAGGACCACCTGTCCGTTTCCGAATTCGAGAAACTCAAAGCGAAGTTCAAAACCCCTTTCCTCAAAGCCTGGATTGCGATTCAAGAAGGAATCTCGAAACCGTTTTCCGTTACCGAAGGCCGAGCCATTGATATCAACTGGAAGAAAGAGGCGGTGCAATCCGCACCCCTTAAACCGGGGATTCCGTTCTTTGAAGGCCACGGAAAAGACAATTCTAAGGACGGACGCATCGAACACGGTGAGATCGTGAAAATCGTCGACCTTGAGATCGATGGAAAGACTACGAAAGCGGTCATCGGAGCGTTTCCGGAATCAAAGAAAGCCCTCGTTCAGAAAAAGGATATCATATCCATGGAGTTCGACGCGTCCGTAGACGAGGATAAAAGCGAATCCGCAGTCGCGCAATTTATCGGGAAGGCGATCGACGTCATCTCAGCCATCGCACTCGGTGAATCGAGCACAGACACGCCTGGTTTTGCCGGAGCTCGTGCGCTCTCCGAGCTTCAAGCATTCACGCAAACTACAATCACCGAAACACCAAAAGGAAAATCAAACATGCCAACCATCGAAGAAGTCATGGCCGCCCTAAACACCGATATCGTCCGCTCCTGGGTCGATAAAAACAAGAACGTTCTCGTGGGTATGATCTTCAGCGAAGATAGATATCTTCCCGATTTCATCGAAGACGAGAACGCGAAAGGAACCGGGAAAGGCCATTTTAAGAACGGAGAAAAATCGATCCGCAAAATTCTGAACGAAAATCAGGATAAACTCAACAAGGCGATGACGGATATCGAAGCGGAAAGAAAAGAAATCACGCTCCGGACGGAACGCGCGAACGCGACATCCTCCGTTTTGGAAACTGTCAAAGGAAAGAAACTTCCCGAAGCGGTAAGGAAAGAGTTGGAATCCCGGATCCAAGAGCTCGACATGGAGGCTTATAAAACCGACAAGTCGAAAGCGATTTCCACCTTCGTTGAAAAGGTGGTCGACTCCGAATTGAAAGTGATCGCTCGCCACCAAGGCGAAGCACAGGCAAAGAAACTTCGTGAGGATTGGTTCAAGGATTCTAAAGGGAAAGAAACTCCTCCGAAAGAATCCACAGAAACAAAAGACTATCTCGAAGAGGAAGACGAGGACGAAGAAGAGTCCGAGAATTCTTTGTCTCTTCCGAAAGACGAGGACTGATTTTTGAAGGCCGCGCGCATACGAAAGGTCGTTGATTTGATTGACGACGAAACTCAGGCGATTATCCAAAAAGATTTTTTGGAACCAACGGAAGAGCTTTACAGTTACGAAGAGGGAGAGCAAGGATTCTATCGCGCGCGATTCTCCGATGATTATAAAAGTTTTACATTCCCAGAATTCGAGAAAATTGAATATCTCGAGATCGAATGTCTTTGGAACGAAAGTTCACTCATCGAAGGAAGTAAGATTGTAAAAGGGAAAAGAGCTCCATTCACGTTCCGTCTTAATGGGAACGTGGTCGAGATTCCGGATAACGGATATTTCGCGAAGAGCGGCGGAGTAAGCTCAATCGAAATTCGACCAGCGGATCCAACATCTATCTCCGAAACCGAAGAGAAAGAAGTAAGATTCCGGATCCTTCTATGTGCCAAATAAAAGAATTGACGCATTAGAAAAATTGAGTGTTTATGAATCATCTGTACGGGCAGTCATCCCGCCTCGGTGTATTGGGCACCTTCTTCCTTCCCCAACTCGTTTCCATACGTTACATCAACATCGAGGTACCGTATGGGCCAATTATCTCTAAACGACTTCGACACAAAGCTCAATCCGGTTCGTGAGGATCTAAAGGAAGCCATGTCCAAAACGGCTTCTTCCGAGACACCTAACGAGGCGAAGAGCCCGAAGTCTTCAAGAACGAAAACCGAGGACGAAACCAAAACGGCTTCTTCCGAGACACCTAACGAGGCGAACTGATGGCTAAAATTATCATCGATCCTCAACCAGGTGAAGAACCCCAAGCACAAGTTACCGCTCCAGTTGGCGGCCTCGTTAAAGGTCAGGTCATCAAAGTCGGAAATATTCTCTATGCAGTTTACGCATACGGGAAAGCCGGCGAAACAGTGACCGCCCACCTTGAGGCAAAAAAAGCCTTTGGCACGAAATCGAATCCTGCGGATGTATTCGCACAATTCGACACGCTCTATTGGGCGGGTGACGGATCCGGTCTGACAAAAACAGCTTCCGGAAATACAAAATGCGGCATTGCTCTCGAAGCATCCGCGGCGAACGAAACTGAAGTCCGTTTTAAATTTAACGGCCTTCTGGGTGTTTAAGAATGCCTGATTTACTTATCGAGGAAGGGGAAGAGAAAAAGTTCTGGCTCGCTCTTCAAGCCTTCAAGGATCCGAGAAAAGACGCGGAACTCCGAATCAAAGCGAGAAAAGACATGAACAAGCTCCTCGACCATTTCGTTGGTCGTCCAGAGCGTCTCGCAAAGAAGAAACTCCAAGCCTTCAAAGGAAACAAACAAAAGCTCCAAGCGTTTAACGGCGGAACTGTAAAGGGCGATCTTCCTGAATTGTTCACCGATAACGTGAGCATCTACGTTGATTCGGACGCAGAAATCGATCTGTTTTACAACGCGATCTTTGACCAAGTTCCCACTACTCCCGGTCTCGATTATTTCGAGATTGCAAATATCCATTCCGGAATCGTTTGGAAACGGCTCGTGGAAGGTGAGAGAGTAGAGATCGGAGGGATCACCGGCGATGCGATGCAGGTAAAACTGAATCGTTTCGGTGCGGCTCTCGGAGTGAACGACGACACGATTCGTTACCGTAAAATTTGGCGCATCGTAGACGCGGCGAAGGAATTCCGTTTTGCTTACTATCAACTGATGGGAGACAATCACGGGGCTCTTTTACATGGCGCGGCCGCCTTGGGTAGATCCAACAACTACTACCAGGCATTCTCCACAGTTGCGGGGCTTTCAGAAACGGAAAACTATATCCGTCTCTTCAACCTTGGCTGTGCGAAGGTAGCAGAGAAGTTGAAGACTCGTCCTTACGGAAACATGTCGAACCCGAGTCTTGTCGTTCTCGCTTCTCCAAAAAAGAAATCTGTGATCTCCAAAGTGATGAACACTTTGATCCAACCTATCCAAGGATCTAAACAAGCCTTAGATTGGAGCATCAATCCGCTCTACACTTGGAACGGAAAGGCCATTCCAGACGAGAACAAGGTAAAGATCATCCTTCCTGGAAGAAAAATCCAGATGGGAATCGAATCCGAGATGGAAGAATACGCTGTTACGGATCCCTTAACTCTGAACTACGCTCTTGCAAGATACTCTTGGAGAGGAGCGGGAATCGGAGACACCGATCAAATTTTGGAATTGGATCTCGCGTAAGAACCGTGATCGTAACTTTGAACGAAGCAGACTCCTATAATCGCGCCCGCGATCGGGCCGATTGGGAATCAAAATCCACCGAGAGACGCCGCGCGCTCCTTCTCGGTGCTGAGGATGATGTGCTGAGTCACCCAAAGTTACGAATTCCGGAGCAAGACCGACAATCCGGAACTCTGAAAAAAGCCGTGATCGAACTTGCGTATTTCCGAATAAGCGCTCGATCAGAACGAGACCCCTCTCTCGCAGGAGTGAAATCCAACGATTACGAGGAGAACTATTTTTCTCCGAACGTCTTGAAAATGGCAAACGCTGACGGATACCGGAATACGAACTTTCCGGAATGGCCGGATCGTGTTATCAACTTACTGAAAACGTGGGAACTGATAACTCCGCTTCGGAGACCCTTGAGGCCGCGATAGAATGGCGAAGGAACCAGGAGAAGGCTGGGAATATAACTTCGAGGCAGGGGGAAGAAAGGTGGAAAATCCTTTCGACTCTTCCCGATTGAAAGAGGAATACAAACTCCTCCTTTCCAATTTCAAAACCGTACAGAGGCGTCTCGACAAACTCGTCAAAGCCGCGATTGAGAACGGAACCGGTTCCCGAAAATATTGGGAAGACCGACTCGTGCAGGCAACCGTGATTCTGGACGATCTTGTACATATTTGGAAGGATGGATTTCCGAGTCTGGCTGAGCAGGGCTTCGTCCAAGGAACCACACTCGCCGACTTCGTTCTGAACTCGGATCGAGTCTATTCCCGGTTAAAACGAGATCCAAGATTTTCCGGGAAACTGAAACGGATCCAAGGTCCATTCGTTGATGAAAACGTCGTGAACGCAATTTACGAGGACTCTCTTTCCTACCTGGAAGCGGCCGCCAGTGGCGGTAAAAAAAAGATCGAGTCCGTGTTTAAAGCGACTCAGCAAAAAGTTTTAGCTGAAACTAAGATCAACAAAAAACTCGCCGAAGGAATTTTGACGGATAACAACTGGAAGACCGCAAAGGAGAACCTGGAAAAAACGTTTCGGAGAAAACTGAAACGAAACGGAATCGAAGACGGGAACTATCTCGAAATAAATGGACGGAATTACAACGTTTCATCTTATTCCGAGATGCTTACGCGGACACGCCTGCGGGAAGCGCAAACTGCGGGTGTAAGGAAATACGCAGAGCATACCGGGAACGATCTCGTACAAGTTTCAGACCACGACACACAAACTGAAATCTGTAAAAAATACGAAGGGAAAATCTTCTCTATTTCTGGAGATTCCAAGAAATATCCGAAGCTGGAAGAGTGGACTCCGTTCCATCGGAATTGTCTCCATGTAACATTGATTTTCTTCGACGTTGTGGAGCTGCTCGGCTACGACCCTTATGAGGATGCGGCCTGATGCAAAAGTTTTTGATCAACGCAAAGATTCAGATCAAAAGGCCAGTTTTGGACAACGACAGCAACCCACTTCCCGGAACGGATAAACCGTTCTCGGTTGAAACGTATCTGTCGGATTCCACGAAAACCCTAAAGGGAGAAAACGGCGAAGAGCGGAAATCAAAGTATTTTATCTGCATTCCCGAAGAGAATCTTCCCAAGGAAATTCTAGAATCAAAAGGAAAAACCTGGATGGTTCTCCTCCCTTATGAGGATGCTTGGTTCAAAGCTCATGACGTAAAGATGCCTTCGGGCCGCTACATCCGGAACGTTCAGTTTTATCTCGAATGACCATCCGAATCACGCACGATTTTACGAAATTCCTTAACGGACTAAACACCGCAAAGGACGCGTATTTCGAAGCTGCAAAGGACACGTTTCTTGAGGACGTTGGGCCGGTTGTCGTGAATGACGCCGTGACAAAAGATCCGAAACCGTTTCTGGATACGGGATTCTTACAAGGCTCTTCTGCGATCGGAGTTTCGAATCGACCCGTAGTCGAGAACCCGAACGACACGAAAACGGTTCCGGAAGATCCTACTTCCGGTAGGGACAATCTTCCGTTTTCAAGGTCCGGATTCAAAAAGATTGAATTACGCGTGGCCTTCACGGCACAATACGCCCGGTTTCTTCATGATAATCCTGACGCAATTCCGCAGAAGATTTCACAGCGCAAAGACGTAAAAGGAAATCGAATTGTTAAAAAGGCGAGCATGGCCGGAAGAGGGGCCTATTGGCTTTCTTCCAAGTTTCAAAAATTCACGAACAAAGTTTACGTTCCGATTCTTGCCAAAGGGATTTCGAGGCGAATGGCGGGGAGGAAGTTTTGAAATACCTCGAACTTGTTCCCGTCTTCACGTTTTATCTGAAAGAAAAGCTGCCGGATCTTATTCCGAATATTTATCCGAACACGACCAACGCAGACACGAAGACAAAATTTATTCTCGTGAAATCTCGCGGCGGAAATCAAGCGGATATATATTCGGGAAAGTTAGTTTCGAAATCGATTCATCTTCTGATTCAAGACTCAGAGGAAAAACTCGCTCGACAAACTGCTTACAGGATTTATAATGCTTTGCAGGAGAAGTTCGATCTTCTTCTAAACGTTCCAGCGTTACTACTGGACTCGGAGGGTGCCGGCCCTCCTTCAACACCTTCCGGAATCGTTCCCATACGTTTAGCACGGATAGCACCCATCGACGAGCCGTATTCACTCGGTTCAACTGATAAAGGGTTCTATCAGTATTCTCTCAACTATAACGTAGTAGGAAGGTTTTTGATTCCATGATCATTGCAAACTCAATCCCTGGAAACGGTGGAATGAATATTTTCGGAAGACGAGACGGAAGGATTTGTCCCCTTGTCGGATTCTGGAGAACCGAGCCGCAGCCATTGCTTGCCGCAACGTTCGGCACCACCGCATCCCCATCGAACTCTCTGCAAACATCCGCAGATTTAACCTCAAGGTTGAAACCAGGAAACTATCTCCGTCTAGAAACGGTTCCAGTTGCAACGCTGATTTTCGTAAAGGATATCAGCGCGACCTCAATCAGGATGGGGTCTCCGGACGTGGATCCAGACGGCATTCGTGCAGATCTCGTGATCACCGTTCCGGCTGGCACAAGTGGAAGAAAGTGGGAAATTATCGAGTTAGGCGAAGCGGACGAAAGTGGGATCTCCATCAAATGGGAGGAGAAAACCGCTCCGATAAAATTCGCGTCACAAGGTGAAACCGAAGCGAACCATTTCACAAGCGGAATGGATTGGAGCTTCACTGTTCCGATGGCAGAAGCCACAATGGAAAGGATCGAAGCAGTTGCGGCTCGTGCAGCAATTTCGACAAGAAATACGGAAGGCGAACCCGTAGCGATGGGATTCGTAAATCCTGTCGGGTTTGACCACAAGCGAAATTCTCGACAGCTTTCGTTCATTTGTAGAGGAGAAGGGCGAGCGCTATCTCTCGATCCGCGTGATCGATTCGATTTTTTTCGTGCGAACTTCAAATTTTCCTCCGATCAAAAGCGGGGAGCGACGTCACAGCTCGTTGTGCCTCTCGAAGGAAGAGCATATCCGGATAAAACCCGTTTGTTAAACGGATACCCAACGATCGCCGCAATTAATCCGGATAATCTGGCTTTCGATCCGGCTGCATAAGGAATTCGAATATGCCAGACAATACGCAGCCAACAAAGGGAAAAGGAAACGAATCGGTGGAAGAAACGAAACTACTTCGCTTTCCTGAATACATCGAAAAGAAACTCTATGAAGAAACTTTTCTGGTAAAAGATCCATTTAATCGGGTCCTGATCGCCTCTTCGGTTAAGACCAGAGAGGAAGCCGAGGCACTCGTAGAAAAGTATCTGAACAAGGATAAGAAATAAGATGCCAGAAAATTCACGATACGGATTCAAAGCCGAACCGTTCGCAGTTACGCTGCTGAAACCGGATGGAAAAGTCTACAAGATGAAGACCGTAGACGGAACGGCAATTTTCACCGCAGCAAAACTTGACCAAATCACTCAGGACTTTCAACGCAAAAAGAAGCAGTTAGACGTCGCTCGCGATCGGGTCAGGTTCTTTGATAACTTAGGATCCTTAGAATTGAGCGAGGGACAAACTCAACTGCTTGCGGAATACACGCAAGCAGCGAGTGACGTCGCTCGGTTCTATTACGATTACTGCAAGGTCGGAATCCCTGATCTTGACGAACACCTTACCGAGTTGGACCGTATTCCGAAAAATCAAATTAACGATTTTTTGACTTATTTGGTTACAGCTCTGCTCGGTGGAAAATCCCAGGATCCGGGATCAAAGCCACAAACTCCCGAAGAGTATCAAAAAAAAAACAGGAAGAACAAAAGGAAGAGGAGGAACAAACAACACTCCTCCTCGTCGAAAACGAACGATTCCGCCGGTGGGGCTTTAAGCCCTGGGAAGTAAAGAAGTGGAATGCTTTTGGAAGGAAATGGAGATACAGGGCAAACGTTGTCATTGATAGCGAAGCGAGGATGGAATTTATACAAGATTCCCTCGCTGCTTCCGGAACTTCCGGAGAGATTTATCAAGATCACGTCGAGCGACTCCACGAATTTTATGAACGTATGTATTCACTGCCTAAGATCGAAATCGAGATTAAGACAGGGGAACCAGTTCCAAAGGCGAACTTATTGATCGTGTTTAAGTAAAATCATGGGCACAGGCGCAACAGTAGAATCAATCTATTCCAGTTGGGAGATGGACGTAAATCCGATCGAATCCGGATTTCGCCGTATTATCTATCTTACCCAAAACGGTGGACATGCTTTTACTGATCTCTCCGTGAAAGGAGAACGCGCTTTTGATCGGATCCAAAAGAGCACTTCGAAAACCGGAAACACTCTAAACGATCTCAAAACAAAACTTGAACGCCTAAACGGGGTCCTCGGAAATACCGAAGTCGGAAGCAAACGCGCGGACAAAATCATTGCGGAAATCCGCAAGACAGAGGCCGCGATCGCAAAAGCCTCAGGGACAATTCAGAATGAATCGGACAAAGCTAAAGCAAGTTGGCTCAGCCTTGCGGCAGCTCTCGGCGTATCCGTTGCGATAAACGGAATTTCCAATCTCGTCCAAGGTGCTCTGCAGGTTTCCGGTGCGTTCGAGAAATACCGCGCCGTTTTGAAGAACACTCTTGGCGACGAGCAACGCGCGGCGGCCTCGATGCAGATGATCGCGAAGTTTGCGGCGTCAACTCCGTTCCAAGTTTCTGAACTCACCTCTTCGTTTGTCAAACTGGCAAACCGCGGAATCGTCCCAACTGAAGAAGAAATGAAGCGCCTCGGGGACATCGCGGCCTCTCAGGGTAAGTCGTTCGATCAGATCACGGAGGCCGCACTCGACGCGATGACCGGCGAGTTTGAACGACTCAAAGAGTTCGGTATTCGTGGAAGCTCTGCGGGTGATAAAGTCACTCTCTCGTTCAAGGGAATGTCGCAGACCGTTGAGAAGTCCGACGCAGCGATCGCGAAAGTGATCCTGGGGTTCGGAAAACTTGAAGGCGTTGAAGGCTCGATGGACGCTATCTCTAAGACCTGGGAAGGACAAATCTCGAACCTCATGGACACCGTCGACGAAATGAAACGTGCCATCGGTGACGATTTCGCGGACATGGCCAAACTCGCCGTGGCTGCCATCAAGTCCGTTCTTGATGCTGTCTTGAAATGGCGTTCTGAGAATCCGGCACTGTTCAAAACAATCGTGCAAATTACAATCGGTTTGACCGGACTTTTGGCTGCAATCATGGGAGCGGGTGGGTTGATCGTTGCGGCCAAACTTGCGATACCCGTGATGACCTCGCTCGGGATTTCGTTTAACGCGATGCTGGGGCCTATCGGACTCGTGACCATGGCAATCGCCGGGGTAGCGACCGCGCTGCTGCATGTCAAGAATCAAGCGGAGGAGACTGAGCGTTCTCTCAAGAGCGCGATGGATGCGGCGAACGCGGAGATTAAGTTAATGGATCCTCTTACTGACCCGGAATTCAAACGACTCAATAATCTCAAGAATTTGGAAGAAAAACTTAAAAATGGCAAGATCACCGCAGAAGCTTATAGAGAAGAACTTGAGATTCTAATGGTTACGTTAAGAAAAAAGGGAGTAACGGACGCATGGCTGAAAAACGGAAATGATGCGGCTGACTTCTCTCGGATCGATCAACTTAATAAAATGAATGAAGCACTCAAAAAGGCGGGAAACGGAGGCAATGGCCCCGGAAAAACAATAAAAGAAACCAAACTCAGCCTTGATGATCTCATAAAATCATACGAGGAAATGGACAGGTTATCGGCCAAGGCCCTTCAGTTTACCGTTGGATTCAAGGGCGAAGAAGAAGCCGAAGCCTCCATGAAAAAACTCCGCGACTTAGGTGCAGAGGCAAATAAAGAAATATCTTTAGGCAATGACGGGAAAATTCAAATCGAAGTCGAAGCGAAATTTCCGAATGGAACGAATGCGACAGCGGCAAATTTAGAAAAGGCCCTCGGGGCTGACAATGAACAAACCAAACCGGTTGTAGTTAAAAAGACTGTTGAAGTTGAACCGAAGGTAGAAATCAAACAAACTAATCTTTCCGCCGGAGTATTCGAGCCTCTCATACAATCACTCGAAACCAGTAGTGATGCGATTAAGGAATTCTTTAAAACCGAATTCGGCCAAGCCTTGAAGGGCGGGCTGTCCATGATTGGAGAGATGGGCCAGCAGGCCTTGGCAATCATTCAGGCCAAAGCGCAGCTCGCACAGGCGAAGGCGCAGAAGATCGCTGCCGTTTCCGGATGGATGCAAGAATACTTTGACAAACGTGCACAGGAAGAACTGAAACGCGAAACGGATCTCATCGATGCAGAGCTCGAAAAGATCAAAGAGAAATACGACGCAATACTCGCCGAAGAAGAGGCGTTCCAACAGCAGCGCGAAGAAATTGAAAGAGAATATAGGGATCGTAAAAAGGTAGAGGAAGACGCCGCATTTCTCGACGCAATCGCAAAAAGGCAGGCCGAATACGAAGCCGATAAACTCGCGATCGAAACGAAACAGGCAGACGAAGAACAAAAACAAATCGATCTCTTAAACCTACTTGAAGCGTTCGAACAAGACAAACTCTCAATCAAGGAGATGTTCGAACAGAGCTACGAGGACGAGCATCAAGCGGCACTCGATAACGTCCAAGCACAAGAAGACGCGGCTGCCATTAAGAACGGAGAAACGAAAAAGAAACTCGAAGAGCAGCAGAAAAAACTCGAAGCGGATAAAAAAGCCCGGGAAGAACAAGCAGTAAAGGACGCGGAAGAGAGAAAGAAAAAATTCGCATGGCTTGAATACGCCGCGAACCTGGCCGCGTTCAACTCCTCAAAAGTCGCACAACTCGCACAGATTAAAATGCAAACCGCGCTCGGGGTAATGAACGCGATTGCCGCCGGCGTCATGATTGCATCCCAAACTGGACTCGCTGGCTTAGTGCTCGGTCCGGCATCGGCCGCTATGCTGTCTGGCTTGATTATCGCGGGAGGAAGCGTTTCCGCTGCCGCCGTTGCTTCCACTCCTCCGCCCATGCCTCCCGTGTTCCGATATGGTGGTCCGATCGTTGGACCTTCCCACGAATTGGGTGGCGTAAATATTAACGCGGAAGGCGGGGAATTCGTTGTCAACAAACGGGCCACGGCACAGAATTACGACACACTCAAGTCAATCAACGAAGGGAAATCCATCGGCGGAAATACGACAAACAACTGGAGCGTGAACACGACGAACCAAATTTACGGAATGGATTACGATCAGTTCTTTGAACGATTCTCTACTGATCTCGTGAAAAAGATTAGCTCGGCGGTGGCCGCGTGAAGTATTTAATCTACAACGTTCACGGCGAATACCTGAATCAAATCCTCGACGATATCGAGCCGGACTCGGTGAAGCCGCAACATTCCGCAATCGAAGCGGGTGGAGACTACCGAGAGAAGCTCGGTGAATACGGATCCGTCTTTATCGGAGACGGTAAACAGAGTAAAAGAGATTTTGCTCTTGAGTTTTGTTATTCGAATGCAAAGCCGCGAGACCTGGACGCTAGAATCGTATTCAACGAAATTGGAGCTTTTTTCTCGGATCCGGAAGAGGATGGCCCTTACTGGATCGAAGATATAGACGCACGTTCACGCGCGCGTGTGATGTGGGCCTTGATTGATTTCAAATTTGGCGAAGGACTTGAATATCGAATCTCACTCGAAAGCGTTTTAAAATTTAGATTACTCGATGCCCTTTGGGAGGACATCGTTCCGTTAGAAGAAATTTACGACCTCAACAACGAAGACGTGAGAGAGTTTTCAATTCCACGTCACTCGGTGGAACTTAAACCAATCTTAACCATCAAAGCATTGAATCCAAACCCTGATTTTGCGATCGATATCGGAAGAATCGACAGAGAAACCGGCGAGTTCCGCGGGAATCAATCTATCCGGATCCAGCAAATCAATTTCAATACGGACGATGTCCTTACGATTGATTGCGTGGAAGGACTAGCCCTTCACCAAAAATCTGGATCCGATCTAAAATCCGAAAACAAATTCATGATCACAGCCGGCGGTTGGATGCAGATCAAACGTAAAGATCACGCAATCCGCTACCAGGGAACCGGTTCAATAGAGCTGACGCTCCAATTCCGCCCGAGGTATTTTATCTAATGGGCTTCGCAATCAAAAACATGGCCCTGCGAGGAACGGGTTCGTTCGGCTCCACAATGTGGTCGCAACCTCTTCCGCTACAAACATTCGAAACCTACGAAGATGACGGAAACACTGGTGATGGAAAAATCGATGTCTCTACGATCTCGGGAACCCTCCTCGGCTCAATCCCGATTAACGTTCAGAATACACGTTGGAGTAAACTCAGATTTGAAAACGACAGACAGGGTTGTCGTGATATTACATTCGAACTGAACCGGATGCCGGATTTCCCGATCGAGCGATTTACTAAAGTTAAAATTTTGATCAAAGGAGAAGACGCCTGGGGTGGATACGTTTACAGCTATCCAACCGAGGCGTTCGACAAAAAACAGAAACTTGAATTCAAAGGGTTTGGATTTCGGGAACTTCTCAAGAAAGTAAAAATCAAACCAACTCCGGGAAAATATCTCTATGAGATTGCCATGGTCACGAAGTCCGGCGTAAACGTAATAATCGATTTAAACGTTCCGGTTCACAACACCGTAAAAGTTGGAGATTATTTTTTTATCACCGAGGCGTTTGATTCGAAGAACAACGGAAGATATAACGTAATTTCCGCCGGAGGAAATCAGATAGTAGCTCTCCGTCCGGACGGAGTAAATCAAACGATTCCGCAAGGTCTTCTTACCGTGATTCCCACGGTCTGGACAACTGAGTCCGCGCTTGTCTCCGATCTCGTAAAACAAATCGTCACTGAGTATTGTGCGAATGCGAAAGGAATCTCCAAATCCGTTTCCAGAATTAAGGACACAATTGGAATCCTGATCGGTGGCCGACTTGATTTTGATAAGATGACGGTTCATCAGGCGTTTGAAAAAATTCGGGGAATTTTAAATGGCTGGTATCTCTGGGTCGATCCAAACGGACTCGTTGTCCTGAGCCCGGATCCTCCGGAACTGATCGATATGCTTTTCGCTCCGGAGGATTGTGTTTTCGAGAGAGAAGAGGAACTTGACGATCTTGTAAATCACGTTGAGGTAAATCGTACAAAAGATCGAGACGATTCTACAAAATCTTTCGGTCTCGCGGCCTGGGCGGAAGATCCGACTTCAATCAAGAAGTGGGGAATATTCGAAGACGAAATTGATGTTCCTAACTATTTTGATCGAGCGATCTGCCAGACAATCGCAAACAACGAACTCGCAAGGAAAAAGGAACCAATAGAACGGTTCACAACAAAACTTGCACCGTTCAGAAACTGGAAGTTCGGAAAATACAAAATCGTTTCGCCGTGGGGATTCTATAAAGATATTCTCACTGATCTCGATAGTATGACCGGATTCGTTGTTGATCCTACGATCGACGCAACTCTCAACGACGAGGTTTTAGTCACTGGATTCAAGTCGCTGAAACTTTCGGTAACTCCAGCCTCAAACGGAAAGTGGATTAAAATTCCAATCGGAAGAAGATTCCTCCGCACAAAGAAAATTTTTCTCTACGTTTATTCAAATAAGGTTGGTGAATTTTTCTCATTTGGTTTCGGAAAGAATTCCTGTGAGGAACACACGATTGAAATCCCTTCTTCTCAAAACGTTTCGTTCCAAAGATTTCAAATTGAGATTTCCGCCGCAAATATTGAGTATCTCGGTGAGATCGGATTTCGAATTGACAATGCTCCTACACCGGTAGCCGGTCCGAACGGTGGACTTGAAATTCATATCGACGAAGCATCTATCCAATCCTATGGCCGTATTCACTCGGTCACTTCCCTCGAACGAGTGGTCACGATAATCGAACCTCGAAAACGATACTGCGAACTGGAATTTGGAAAACCTCGCACAACGTTAGACAGTCGATTAGCGGCCACCATGGCGCTCGTTTATACGCAACGACTCGCCATGAAGGATAAATAATGTCGCAGGAACTGAATCACAGATACCACCCAATCAAAAAAAGATTCATTTACGGAATCGTTCCCGAAGCTGCGCCTGAACAGCAGACTTGTCGCGAGCTCCCCGAATACGAGGGAGAGGCAACTTTTGGATTTAGATTAAATGAGGTTCCTGAAAAAAGGGCGCCCGTAAGCTCTTTAAGAATTCAAAGAGTTTCGGATGGCCAATTTTTTACGGAAGTTGTAGTGCAACCAGGACCAACCCAGTTTTATTCCAACTACCACAACGATGTATTTTCCCGAGACGGTCTCATCCTGTTCTCCGAGGACAACGACGGAGAGCAGTTCAATATTTGGTACGAGCAATGTGGCTCGGTAAACTCGTTCGAAAATCAAAAATACGTTCAAGAGCTCACACTGCTCGGAAAACTCTCGCGAGATGGATCGCTTCCTATGCTCGCAAATCTTAACGCAAATCTGAATAAGATCATCAATCTCGTTCCTGGAACAAATCCAAGCGATTCCGTAAATTTTGCGCAGCTCACGACTGTGATAAACAATCTCGCGACTGAAACCACGGCTCGGACAAACGCGGATAACTCAATTAACAGCCGACTGAATCC